CCCGTTCATTGTGGCAACTCTAGCACCAATAGTAAATTGCATTCAACTATTTCCTCAATTATACAAAACGTGTAAAACAAAAAGTGTGAAAGATTTATCTTTTTATTCCTTAGTCCTTATTTTAATGGCAAATGTATTTTGGTTACTTCATGGCTATTTCATATTCGATCTTTCACTTATTGCGGCAGGCGTGATAAGTATGGTTGTTAATATATCGCTGTTGACTTTATATATGCTTTACCGAAAAAAATAGTCGATACCCTAACGACATTTAGTTTTTCCAATTTTTTCCACAATCTAAACAAGTAATAAAGATCGTAGCGGCTTCATCTGCTGACCGCGTTTGCAATTCATAATATGTACATCGTTTTGATTTACATTTTTTACAGGTGAACATATCGGTCGATGCCTCTAGATGGATAGAGAATTGATTTTTCACTCTCTTGCTTTGTTTTTCAATCAGAGCTTGCCAAATGCATGGGTTCATTTCTTGATGTGTAATGAACGCGAAATCTTTCGAACTTATAGTTCCATTCAAGAGCTGATCGCGCAACTCTTTATTTGTTTCCAAATTATTGAAAATCGTACGGAGTCGACTTATATATATTTCGCAGAATAAAGGATTTTTCCATTTTTTAATCATTTCTCGCTTGATCGCTTCCTGGATTGCATAATTATAAACGCCCATCTCGACGTTTTTCCCGGTGATATCACAACCCATGATTTTCCCGAATTGCATTTGCATGTTTGCTCGAAAAGCATCGGGTTTGGATTGAAGCGAGATGATAGACATATAGAGACTACTTGTTTTATAGTAAACAAACAGGTAGTCTTTAATACAATTCAATTTTTTACTTTTTGTCTTATAAAAAATAAGTTTCATAATCTAATTCTTCTTCACAATCATAATCGTCTTCCTGCTGTTTCACTACTTCTTTTTTCACGACGACCGGTTTGGATTTCTTTTTTTGGACGGCTGCCTTTACAATCGGAACATCATCTTCTTTTTCTTCCTCCTCTTCATCTTCATCGTCCTCCTCTTCCTCTTCCTCTTCTTCGTCCTCGTCCTCCTCCTCTTCCTCTTCTTCCTCCTCCTCCTCTTCTTCCTCCTCCTCTTCTTCGTCCGATACGACAAACCCATCTTTTTCATAGCCATGTTTAGTAGGATTTTTTGCAATTTCCTCATCGCTATCCACTTCGTCATCATTCGTGTCGTCCACACCTCCGGTTAATTGTTCGTTAATTTTAATCCAATCCGCGGCTCTCACATCTTTTATACCATCTTCACCCTCATTTACAATGATGATTGTACCGTATAAAAACGGATTCTTCGCCGGAAGAATATCGAGTGGAGGAGGTAAATCATACTTGTTGATATTATTTTCTCTTCCATCTGTTTTTCCATATATGCTCAGGTGGAAAGATCCGACATTCCAGCAAAACTTTTTAATACAATCAAACCCTTTTGGAGTTTTAAGTCCTGCTTTTTTATACAAATCATCCGCGCTAAATTTCTTGAGATTACTGTCACTTATCGCTCCATTCTTATCGATGAGTACAATGAATGGCATGTTTCTTTAAGTAGAGAGTTATTATTTATGTCGTTTCGATATATAATAAATCCAGGAGTTCCATTTTTCCGAGGTTTTCGAGTTTTGTTTTGTTTCAATTAATATAAACAAATATTCATATAATCTATATAAATAAGCATGATACAATATATTTTTCGAGGCATACTAATTCTCGCATGTATAAATATCTGTCACATGGGATGGGTTTATTTTAACAAGCTTCAAACTGTAAAACAATCACGGGGAATTGTGAATAACGAGCAGGTAGAAAAAATAAACGCAACTATAGATGAAGTCATAGACGAGAGAAACAAGGCTGCAATTCCTGAAATAGAATTTTGCCAAGTCGAATCTGAGTTGGAAGAATTTATGAAATCTATTATTATGGATTAGGCGGGCTCCCAGGCCAAATAAGGAAATAACGAACATAGCATCAGTTCGTACCATTCCAAATTCACTTTTTTGATTACAGCGCCTTCTTCCAATCCCACAATATATGGCTGGGGGTTTTTTAAGTAAAATGGCGAAGTTGCAAAAAACATAATAAGACAAGCAAAAAGAAAGACGAATCCTATTAAATTTGCAGATCCGGTGGATATGTTCATTTTATCTTTGCCGCTCTTTTTTCGGTTACCCAATTTCGCAATAGGAACTGAAAACCCCACGGCAAAAAAGGCAAAAGAAAGAAAGGCGATGACAACTTTAAAAAAACCTCTCCTGTTCTTATCAGCTATCATTACAGTAGATCCTACAGCCCAACTGGTGAAAAGACCAATAAATAAAATCATAATTATAGTCAAAATTCCATAAGCGAAAATCATCTGAGTATCTTCCAATGCGCCGACTGCTTTATCGTCACCATCTTTGTACGTCCCGCTTCCGATAACCACTTGTGCGTATGTTTCGCCACTATCATCAACTGGGTAACAAGTTTGAGTGGTTGTGGTTGTTTCAAATCCCTCTTTTAATTTAGCAGGTGACACTCGGATATCTGAAGAAACCGGGTCGATAATTTGTTCCTTGTTATATTCGATCGGGATCCGGTTTGATTCCGAAACATGTTCGCTTAGAAGGATCTCACGGTAAATTTGAGTGGCCGGTTTTGGTGTCCCGGTAATATTCCGAAGAATTTCATTTTTGACAAGAATGACTTTCGGAAACACAAACACATGGTCTTTGGTTTTTGCGATCGTATAGTAGACATTGTTGCTCCTTTCTGAAAACGAATCATTCAAAAAAGCAGAAGCATCGAAAATGGTCGTTTTTTTCTGTAGAAATAGATCCAAGGCGTTTTCAGGTGCGTCGTCTCGTCCTTGTAAAAAGAAAACAAAGTAAATATTCTGTTGTCCAACTCCATTCTCGACATTATGTTTTATAATTAGCTCGTAGTTGTGATGAAATTTCCCATACGCATGTAGTTTTTTCGTCAACATCATTTGGGTCGGATGAAAATCTCCCAACGCTCCAGTTAAAGTATTCACGGTTGAACTCTCTCCATTTGTCCAATTAAACACTCCTCTGCTCGAAGTAGACACAAGAATTGCCGGGTAATAGTGGAATTCGAAATGAAAAGAAGGAGCAGTAAAGGACATTGTGAAAAATGTCTGCGTAATCGTCTTGGGCTTTATTAGTATTGCATGATTCATTTATAAAATTATTTAAAAATGCGGTATATATTGGGTGTGACATAAAAAACCCAAAAATAAAATCATTAAACTGGTAGATATGAAAACAAACCACTCTCGTAGATTGTCGCTACAAAATCATCTTGATAAGGTTCAACGAAAATTTGATCTTGATTTGAAATCTCATCGCATCCATATTCGCTGCTACCCGATCTTCCTTTCACTTTTATAGGAATTTTCGCTTGCAGATTGCCTCCGGCTCCACCTCCCGAGACTGTGTAATATTGCCATTTGTCACGAGAAGTATTCACTCTTCTTCCCATAAGAGGTAAAATGTCTCCGCCTTTATTTCTAGTCAGAATACCGACTTGAGCATATTGGAGATTGTATCCCTGAGTAGGGATATTAATAGGAACACCTCTACCTAAAGAACCAGAATCACATCTAATGGGAGGGACATATGGATTGCTCAGAGGATCTCCATGAGACGCACCACATCTTCCTGCATCTTGCAAGATAGGAGGAAATGAAGTCATGGTCATGGGAGCAACCTGTACAATGGTTTTCCCTAAATCATTGACACGAATCCATAAATAGAGCACAATACAGACAAAACCGAAAATAAGAACCCACGTTAAATTTTCAAGACATAAACCCGAAACACATTTTTTATAGCGCGGCATATCTATCTATATAATTTTCAATAGATAGATATTTCAACTTTTTTTGGAACAGGTTTTCTGAAACATGTTCAAATAAATGCGATAACAACCGACCAGAAAAAAACCCATAAGAAAGGCCCCGAAAATCCAAGAGACAAAAGATTTTTTTTCAAAGTCGAAAAACAAATTGAAAAACACTTGAAACGAGTTTTCTAGTTTTTCAGCGATGGTTTTAGCGGGATCCGTCTTTTTCGCCATATATGCTTGCTTCTTATTTTATTTTTTAAGAGCATCAGGTGACGAGTTTGCAATGACAGTCGGGCTGTTTTTAGCGTCGCATATTTTTGGTTTCATTAGTTTTTGTATGAATAAATATAGAAAAACACCCATTGCTATAATGGAAATCGATTTTATGAAGAAAAATAAAAAATTTTCGGTATTTCCTTTGAACTCGAACAGCTTGGAAATAAAGTCACCTACTCCCTCTTGCTTGTCAAATTTCGCTTTACAACGATAGCACTTATTGAGTATTCCATCCGACCACCGGTTAATATGGAACCCTTTTCCGATAGTAGTTAACGTAATTTTGTATACAATAGTATCTATTTTCTTGACTGTGTCTCGGAACATTTCCTCTAATTCCTCCAGAGCGGGAAAAATTAAAATAAGCAGACGGACCGGAATAAGTAACGTAAAAAAAATGGCATCGATTACATAGTATAATATACATTTCGGCGTATTCGTAACACGTGTCATCGCGCATTTTATATATTCAAAAATAGATTTGAATGCATTTTTCAAGGTAGAGATGATATTGGATAATACACCCATGACTTTTTTAAATAACTTGATGATCATTTGTCCGAGTGACTTCAATATGTTCAGTATGGGTTTTAACAAATTTGAAAACATTTTTCCAAGCCCTTTCAGAAAGCTCATGATGGGCTTCAATAAATTAGAAAACGTTTTGCCGAGGCCTTTTATCATTTTAATGATTGACATTAAAGGTTTCATAACTGGTCTCATCGCCTTTTTCGATGCATCATTTATCATTTTTCCAATATTGGGTGCCATTTTTCCGTCACTCTATATAATAGGTTTACGAAATTCATTCAATCCGATTGTTCTCAATCGGTTTTATCAACTTTCTTTCGAATTAATGGCGTATCCTAAAGATTCTCCGATATCTAAATAATGTTGCCACTGTCCTTCTCTCGTTTTATCGGGTAGAATTGTCAGATCACCTCCCATTTGTTTATATTTCTCATAATCGTTAATTCCGTATTTTTGCGTGTAAAAAACACTGTCGAATTCATCGGGAATATCCTTGTATCTATGTATAACCAAACTTTTTACTCGGTTTTGCCAGCCTCTCCCACCATAGTTATTTGCCAATAAAAGTCCAGTATCATCTTCAGCTTCCGGGTACTGTAAATTCTGAGCAGTTTCTAGCGTTTCTATCGTAGTTGGCCCAATGATCGCGTTGAAATACCCACCTTGGTTCTTCTGCTCATAGATGGTTACTCGAATCCCTTCAGGAACTTTCATGCCTACAATGTTAGAAGGAAATATACGTTCTGTATTATTAATCTTTCTCGAAAGAGGGAGACTTACGTTTACTGTATTTAGTTCGAGGCCGACTTTAATCGTTTGAGAAGTGGATGAAAATGGAACAAGAGAAAACTCTACTAAATCAAAACTAGTATCATTTGTTCTAGCAATTTCATCTATTTCCGCTCTGGAAATTTTATCTCTTTTAAAATTATTTTTAAACGGTTCATACTGTGTATAAAACAAAAAATAAATGAATGCAAAAATAATAAGCCCTAATATAATGGTATGCATATTATTATATAATTATCTTTTAATTAAACATACCCATAGATTGAATTGAATCAATATTTTGGTTGATACGTTTAAACCCTAGTTTCATTTCTGCTCGCAAATCGTCTAATGCATCAGATTCAATCATATCTTGTTTTTTTGTGGTAAATTTTTCGGTTTCTGTTTTAGTTTCTTCTTCCATGGGCTCTTTTTTTTCACCCTTTTTCTCTTTAACATCGGTTTCCGGTTTTGATTCAGTTTTTGATTCCGATTCCGGTTCAGGTTCAGGTTCAGGTTCGGTTTCGAATCCTTCGTTGCCTATCCATGGTTTTGTGATTTTAGTCCCGAATTTAAGTATATTGGCAACTGAAATAGCGATAATCATAATAACCATCATATTTTTGCTAAAGAATGAGGTTATTAAGCCGACCAACAAAATAATGGCGATTGCGGTGTAATCGCCTTCGGTTGCGAGTTGAACAATGTTGCCTATAGAAACGATAAACACAAAAATTAGCACATATTTATTTGTGAGTAAAGATTTCGACTTTTCCAAACTAGATTTTTTAAAATTCATGGTGTGTTATATATTAGTAATTTGGAAAAAAAAATGGACTTTTTCAAACAAACACTACCTTACGGAACCACCTAAATTAAAAATACACTCATATAGTTTCACAGCACATATTGGTTGATTCGTCAAAATAAATATGGTCTTTGAAATCACCAGAACATTCCGGAATGGAATATAAATCCAACACCTCCTTTATCACTTCTTCGCGCTGTATATCTTCTCTGTCGAATTCCAAACTTGCGATACTAGACGAGCGTTTCCCCTTGAATCTTTCCAGAAAATCTTCTAGCCCGTTTCTCTCGAAATGTTTGTCGTGCTGTTCTAAATCTCCAGTGATTACCATTCTACTATTTTCCCCCAGCCGCGTGAGAAGCATTTTCATCTGCGACGGGGTTGAATTTTGCATTTCATCCGCGATAATCCAGGTATTCTTGAAAGTGCGCCCACGCATGAAACCGAGAGGCGCAATTTCGATGAATTTATCCTCGATTAGTGTTTGGATTTCTTTTGCAGTAAATACTTGATATAATATATCATATATAGGACGAAGCCAAGGTGCCATTTTATCTTCCATTGTTCCAGGTAAGTATCCGAGATCTTCATCTACGGCTACGGAAGGACGAGTAAAAATAAGTTTTTCGAACGTACCGGAAAGGAAAAATTTGATTCCATATTCTGTCGCAAACAACGTTTTCCCTGTACCAGCTGGACCATTCGCAATGATTATTTTCTGATTATTATTTTCAAGTAAGGTCGTATAATCGAATTGACTATTTGTTCTGGGCGTCGTATATTGCGCGGCCTTTTTAGGAGGCGATTTCATAATATCGTTTGCAGAAACTAACCCATCGGTTGAACTGTAGAACCCAAGCTGGTCATTGATATCTTGTTGTTGTTGTTGTTTGACATATCGACGGTTTCGTTTATGTTCTTCTTTTTTTACTTTTTTAAATTGTTTCGCCTGCGATGGTATGTTGATATTACTAATATCATCGCTGCTGTCTTTGTTTTGCTTCATTCTATATAAGGATATTACATATTATCGTTTGTTACCTTGCGAATTTTCATATAACTCGGAATGTCTAAACTGATTTTATTCTGGTTCATTGAAATAATTATAGAGTAGATTTTCCGGATTTCGATTTTTCACCTCTCCGCAAATGAGAGACGCGCTTTCGAACATTTGTCTTAAAACGTCGGTAGGTGTATTTGATCCGGTTTTTATAAATCCATTTTTCAGTAGATATTTTCTCACTTCGGGTAGGGGGGTGTTTTTCAATTTACTGAGTTTTAGATTCGTATTATTTCGAATGGTTCTATTTGACACCAAAACCGAAATGCGTGGATGTTGTTTCGATTTTCCGACATGGAATGTGCGACGGCAAATCCGGCGTTGTTTGTTTTGTTTTGGTTTGTGATTGTCTTTTTGCAACCCCGCATTTATTTTTTGTCTCTGGTCCCGAAGAGAAAATTCTTCCAATTGTTTCTGCATATGTTTGTCGAATTGAGCAGCAGGTATATTTTGCTGTACAATAGATTCCGCAGTGGGTCTGGGAATATTAGGACGAGCCAGATTATTCCTCTGGGTTGAATGTTTCCACATTTTAAAAGTGGGGAGATTGCCATTTTTCAAACATCCATATTGCGGAACCTGATGCTGCGGCGATTTGAGAATCACATTGTTTCCTGCAGGAGGTGGATTGTTCATTATATATGTTGGAGGAAGATTCACTCGATTATCGTAAGGTTGAGGGATTGTACTATAATTTTTCATTGTGTGATTATTTATAAAAGTCTGTTGGATCGTCGGAACCGTCGCAACCTTTGTTGCGGGATTTTCAGATAGTCGATTGAGATATTCGAGAGAGTCTTCAAAATCGGTCTTGGGAGCCACATGTATTATTTCTTTTTTTTCCAGTACATCGTGTCGTGCTTGCGCATCTTTTTCCTTATATTTTTCGTCATAGTGATTTCGGAACATTTTCAATAAATTTCGTTTTAAAGTGGATGTGTTTTTGTTTTTTGTCGAAGGATTTTTCACCTTGATTTGGGGACCTTTGGGATCAGATGGTTTTCTGTTTTTCCGCGTTGATTTTGCGGAAGATATAGAAAACAGTGCTGGATTTATCTGAATCGTTTTTGTTTTCGGTTCACTCATTCAATAATTAATGTAAAGGTAGATTAAGTTAATTAGAAACTAAGTATACATTGCAGAAATGTTTGAGGAATTCGAGACCTTTCTATTTTCTAAAAAGGTTTCGAATCCCGAATCCATATCTTCTTTACTTATTTTTCTCTTTTCGCTCCCATCTAACCCATAGACACGATGGGAATGTGTTATTTTTACATAAGTAAATAATTGCTCCATGTCTCTTCCGTTGTACAAAAATTTATCTTTTCTATCTTTCATCCATTTGGGTAAAGCGTCAAAGTCGAGAACCCATTTATTCTGGTTGACTTTTGTAATGAAAATCTGAGCGAGTTCAGAAGCGTCATAAGGTTCCATGGTGAATTTCCACAAAAATCTGGATCGCAATCCTTTGTTTATCTCGAAAAACGTTTCGTTCAATTCGTTTTCATATCCGGCAACAATGACCATCAAATCTTGTTTGTTGTCCGAGAGAGCTTCGCATAATGTATTTACGCATTCTTTCGCATAAGTATCGTCATTCTGCAAACTATAGGCTTCGTCTATAAACAAAACACCGCCAATACATTGATCAATCACTTTTCTTGTTTTGATTGCCGTTTGACCTAAATATCCAGCGATCAAATCTGTTCTCGTGACTTTCTTGAATACTTCTTTTTTAAGAATTCCTAGTTTACTGTACATTTTTCCGATTATTTTCGCGACTTCTGTTTTACCCGTTCCAGGTGGACCCACAAAAATAGTGTGTTTGTAATCTGCAAATGCCATATCGTTGTCCATAACGTCAAACCCTTGTATAAAATAAAGCAATTGGTTTAGAATACACGTTTTCAGTTTGACTAGTCCGACCATGTGGTGAAGGGTTTCCAACTCCTCTTTGATTTTATGAAGCGATTTCAAGTCGATATTATATTCCTTTGACTCGTCGTATGGGTTTTCTTGCAGTAAAACAAGCAAGTCGTCTGTTGTTTTCAATTTACATGCAATGGTTACCTTTTCACGAAGGGTGACATCTTCTTGTTGTTTCTCTAATACCGACTCTTCTTCTTGTTTCTCTAATGCCAACATGACGATTAAATCGAGAATATGTTCATGATCTTCTTTCCACTTTTTATAGGCGGAATTAAAGTCATTTTTCGATGTTGTACTTACTCTATCTAGGTAATCGACAAAACGAATGTGACTTTTTTTATTAGGCGGATATTTATTCATTTTAGGGTTTACTTTCTCTCAAATATTCGTTTTATTACGGTTTAGTTCAAAAATAAAAGGTAAATATATAATTCATGAAACAATCCACCAGGAAGAAAAGAGAGAAAGTCACCCCTCCTATTTCGTCGATTTACACAGAACAAGACTATGCAAGCAACGACGGAATGCTCACTACGGTATGGGGTCCACCGATGTGGCATGTCCTTCATACCATGAGTTTTAATTATCCAGTGAGTCCATCTGAAAAACAAAAGAGAAAGTACTATGATTTTATAAAAAGCTTGCTTTACGTTCTTCCGTGTGGAAAATGCCGTGAAAATTTGAAAATAAACTTTAAAAAACTCCCCCTTTCCATGAAACATTTAAAGTCTCGACAAACGCTCTCCAGATATGTCTATGATTTACATGAGTTGATCAATACCATGTTGGGGAAAAAATCTGGACTGTCATTTGACCAAGTGAGAGAAAGATATGAACATTTCCGGTCGAGGTGTAAAACGGCTCGGAATAGAATCCAAAAAAAAATCCTGGAAAAGGGTTGTACGGAACCATTGGTGGGAGTGAAGTCGAAATGTGTTTTACAGATACTTCCGAATAGTACAAAGTGCGACACATTTCAAATAGATAAAACGTGTGAAAAGGTCCGTACCAATATTTAAGATAATATAAAAAGTATTTAGGGGGAAAACCCAATTGAGTGACACGCTGTTCGGTTAGTTTATATCATATACTTCTATAGTATAGTATAGGATTTTAATGAGTTTATCGGATATAAATGAATTCGTTCCGGATATTTCACTGAATACACCCGACACGGAAAGAAAGGTTCCATTTTGGACACAAGACCCGAATGTCATCTTTCAATACCCTCTCGAGTTTTTTCCGGTAGAGCAAATGACTATAGAGCAGAAATTGAACGCCATTACCCGTTTGGTATTGCTGCTTACTTTGATTTTGTTTGTCATCACGAAACATATCCGGGTTCTTTTCGTAACGTTTTTGACATTAGGATCTATTGCTTATTACGGCTACGTGAATAAATTGGGCCTGGATAAAACAGAGAACTTTCAAGGGGCAAAGTCACCGGTAGACGAAATGATTGTTTCTGCGAAATTCGATACTTCCGAAGTATTCGCTGACCCGAGTATCAATAATCCGTTTAACAATACTCTCATGACTGATTATGAGAAAGCAGAATACAAAAAACCGGCACCTCCCGCGTATTCCGAAGAAACCAGTAAATTAATTTTAGAAGAAGTAAAGGGATTAATCGCCGAGGCGAATCCGGAACAGCCTCTAATAAATAACAAATTGTTCCGTAGTTTAGAAGATGATTTGAAATTCGAGCAATCTCTACGTCCGTTTTTCAGCAATCCGGCCACCACGATTCCCAACGATCAAACCGCTTTTGCAGACTTTTGCTATGGAAGCATGGTTTCATGTAAAGAAGGGAACCCTTTTGCTTGCGCGAGAAATTTAGCAAGACATACAACTTGAATGAATTATTATTTCCCATTTGTATAGTATATATAAATGATGAGTGCATTTCCTGTTGAAACAAGTTATATGTTTAGTAACATGGGGCGTATAGGGAGCGATAGTACGGACAATTCCCAAAAAAATATTCAGAATACTGCTCATTTGAACTCGGTATTATATAACCATTTTAGTACATTACCAGAACGAGGACACGTAGCGTTCGCTTCTGCCACACATGGATTATTGGTAGATGGGGTAAGAGGAGGTGGACCTGGGTTAGACGGGACTGTCATTGATAACGAATCGAGTTTATGGATGAAAGTGGGACAAGAACGTCCAGTAGAAAAGTTAATGTTGATGCCAAGACCGTTTCTGACCGTCCCTTTTTTAGGACGTGGGTCGTGTGACCCGACGATGGAATCTCAAATGCAACAAGGCGAGATTGTTCGTGGCAGAAAAAGTGTGACGACGGTGATGGAAAAAGCTTTCGTTGACCCGAAAACGTTTCCTTTAGAAAAGGGATTATATGATCGAGTGCAGGATTCGAGTCAGCATATTCAGGAAATAGCTATGGATGGCTGGGCTCGAGGCGGCTCTTCAACGAGAGAATCTGGAGAGAAATACTTTAGCAAAAAATAGATTCGGTTTGTTTTTGTTCTTGGTATATATATAAGTAAAATGGGAAAAAAAGATGGATTCGAGGGAGGAATATGGATTAAAGGTTTGAGTGATGGGAAACCGACATTCGCGGCGAGGGGGGGAGACAACTCGTCGTGTAAAATGGCTACAAATGTTAC